CGACGTGCTGGGGCTGGCCGGCCCGCGCCGTCGGATTGCGGCCGTCATGCCCTGCACGATAATCCGCAAGGGCGACCTGGCGGACAGGTTCCTGGATCACAAGCAGCACCCCGAGTGGCAGGGCGAGATATGCCGGCTGGTAGACACCTGGCCGGCGGAACAGGACGGACTTTGGAAGGAATACGAGCTCATTTACCGGGAGGAAACCGGGGAGGGCAGGGGATTCGCGCTGGCCACGGAGTTTTACCGGACGCACCGGGAGGCCATGGACGCCGGCGCCGTGGTAAGATGGGCGTCCCGGGTGCGGGATGGCGAGCTATCCGCGCTGCAGACGGCAGAGAACCTACGCATTGAGGCCGGGCCCCAATTCTGGGCGGAATACCAGAACGACCCGCGCGACATTGAATTGAGCCAATACGAATTAACTGCCGAAGCGATCGCCCGCCACACCGCGCCGTTACCTCGGCTGCAACTCCCGTCGGCCACCACGTTCCTGGTTGGGATGGTTGACATCAATCCGCGGGCCGGCGGGTTGCACTGGGCTATGGCCGCATTCGACCAGACCATGACCGGCCATTGCCCGGCTTACGGAAAATGGCCGGAGCGCGGTAATATGGTCGAGAAGAACGCCAGCGAGCAGGCGATCCAAGTTGCCATTTTTCGGCACCTGAAGGAGTTATGCGATCAAATCGCAGGCATGGCATTCACGCGCGACAACGCGCGGATCAATCCAAGTCTGATCCTGATTGACTGCGCTTACATGCCAGACGCCGTTCAGAGATTCGCGCAACAATCCCGGTATGCGTTCAAGGTGGTCCCATCAATCGGGCGAGACTCAAAGGGGTATCGAGTCAAGCCGGACACTCTTATTGGGCGGCCGTTTGAGAATTGCCATGTCCAGCGGGCACAGAAGATAGGGCATGGCCCTTATCTCATGTTCCACTCAGATTATTGGCGGGAGGTCATGCAGCGCGCATTCCTCGGGACCGCCGGTGAGCGTGGAGGATTCACCCTTTACCAGCCGGACGACCGCGCCAACCACGTCGAGTTTGCGGAGCAGGTATGCGCCGAAAAGTTGGCGCACAAGGGCGACATTGGCGGTGGGTTGCGGTGGGAATGGCACCATCAGCCGGGGGCGAAGTGGGACTGGGGCGACGCGCTGACGGGGTGCTGGGTGGCTGCCGCGGCGTCCGGACTATCCGCCAGCGGCCAGCCAGCGCCCGCCCCGGCCCCATTTCGGAACATGCGGCAAGTGAGGCACATCGCAATATGAACGAACCAAAGAAAGGCCTGTCCCGCGAGTTTGTGCTCCGCTCTATCCTGGGCCTTCTGGACAAGGCGGAGAAAGGGAAAGAGTGGGGGAGCATTACTGTGATTTACCAAGCCGGGAATTGCAAGACGATCAAAAAATAGGAAACCATCACGGAGGAATGCGATGAAAATGGAATATCGATGCGTGGTGTGCGGAGCTTGGTTTGATTCTAAATTAGTGAAGCACGATTCGGCATGGTGGAACAAAAGAAGGCACGATCAGTTCTGTTCCGAGGTGTGCATCGGAAAATTGGAAATGGAGGAACGGATGAGCAATGCCAGAAATAGGCCGGTGGCCGAAGTTGCGACAAGCGATGACGATGTTTCCAAAACGCTGGACAGCAACATCCCCATCGACTTTGGAATCAAAATCCTAGAGCTGGTTGCGATTGGGAAAATAGACGCGACTGACGCGAAAATAATATCCGCCCTCATGGAAACGCCCAGGCCGTCGCAAAGGGACATCGCCGTCCGGCTCGGCGTGTCGCAGCAGGCGATAAGCAAGCGGGTTGTTGAATACAAATCATTGTTTATCGCCATATTGTAGCAGTTTTCGGCCATGGTGGTTGTCATTTCCGCATAGTGTGAGGGGTTATACTAGCGGGGGCGACAATTTCAATATGGCATTCCCGATCCCCTCAACATTTAGGGGATCATGGCAATCACGCTCACCGAAGTCGAGACCGCGATCCAGCAGGTTGAAACGTCCGGCCAGGGGTTCACCGTTGATGGGGTGACCTACAACCGGGCCAATCTGTCCGCCCTGCTTGCCCTCCGCGACACCCTGCAACGGAACGCAGACCGAGAGTCCGGCGCCCGCCCGGTATTCCGCGGCTTCCAGTTCAACACGCTGGGGTACGATTGATGATCAGCCTCGGCCCATTTCATTTCGGCTATCAGGCGACGGAGGATAAGGGCCGCCGCCAGCCTCCGAAATCCCGCGTCTATCACGAATCTGAAATCCTGACGAAGGTCAAGCGAAAGAAGCTCCAGGCCACCGCGCAGGACCAAGCGCGTAATCAGAGCCTGGTGGCCTGGATGGTACGCAAGCACTTGGATTATGTTTCCAAGTTCCATTTTTCATTCCGCACCGGAAAGGCCTCGGTTGACTCGCTGGTTAATCGCATTTTCTACTGGCACGGCGCCCCGCGCAACCTCGACTACCTCGGCCGATTTGGCCGCGACGAGATGTTCCGCCTGTTTGAGCTTGAAAAGGTCCTGTGCGGAGACGCTGGGCTGCTCAAGCTGTCCGACCTGAAGTTGCAGGCGATCGAATCGGACTTGATCGCCAAGGGCACGGGGGCGCCGGAAAACGTCAACGATAGCGGGCTGGTGGTTGATTCCACCGGCCGCGTCCTTCAATACGCAATTTGCAACCGCGGCGAGAACGGCGCCGAGTGTCAGTTCGACCACCTGGAGCCCACCGGCAACCTGATCTTCGATGGATACTGGAACCGATTTTCCTCGCAGTTCCGAGGGGTGTCCCCTCTTTCCACGGCCATCAACACCGTCCAGGACATCCACGAGGCCTTTGAGTTCAACCTGATCAAGGCGAAAATGCACGCGCTGTTTGGGGTGGCGATTTACCGCGACGCCCAGGGCGACGGGAACATCGGCAGCGCCTCCGGTGCCAACAGCACGCGCGCGTGGGTGGCCGAGGCGCATGACTGGGCCACCGGCGACTATTGCACCTACGCCGGCAAGATTTATGCCTGCGCGTCCGCCCATTCCACCACCACGGAGAGCGCATTCGCCACCGACCTGGCCGCCGGGAAATGGACCGCCGACACCACGGACACCGGCCTGGACCTCGACCCACGCACGATCAACATGCTTGACCTTAACCCCGGCGAAAAGGCCGAGGTCCTGGAATCCAGCACCCCTTCCGCCGAGTTTGTCGAGGGCTCATACCTATTCATCCAAATCGCCATGCTGGCCCTGGACATCCCGGTCACTTCATTCGACTCGCGCCGGTCTTCATTCTCGGCCCGCATTGCGGACCTGAACGAATACGAAGTCAGCAGCGACTACAAGCGCACAAAAAACCGCTACGTCCGCAAGGAATACAGCGATTGGGTGCTGGCGACAATCTGGGGCGACGATCAATCGCAGTGGCCGCTCCGCAACCTGGCCGCCGCCGCCGGGATGGGGCTGCGCGATGTGCAGGAGGCGGTTGAATGGATACCGTCTGGATCTCCTTGGCTGGACAAGTATAGCCAGATTCAGGGCGACCAGCTCGGGATAAGCATTGGCCTGGACAACGCCATTGACGCCTGCCGGCGGCGGGGGAGCGACGTATTCGATAACATTGACAAGCAGGCCCAGGTGATTGCCTACGCGAAAGAAAAGGGCGTCCCCTTAGCTTCCGTCAGCGCCGGAGAGCGCACGGCCGGCGAAATTGACGCCGCCGAACACCCCGACACCCCTCCCGCGAAAGGGAAGAAAGATGAATGAACTCGACTTTAGCAAAATCCCGGCCAACGCCTGCATCCTTCGCATCGGCGAGTTTGAACTTAAAGACAACGGGGAGAAAGCGAAAACCGCTCCCGTCCGGCTTATCGCTCGCACGGGGCAGGCGATTAAACACTGGTTTTGGGGCCGCGTTGTGCATGACCTGTCCGGAATGCGTCTGTATAAATCCCGCATCCCCATTGACTACGTTCACGACAGCAAGGAAATCGTCGGATACCTGAACAAGTTCGATTCTTCCAGCGGCGACCTGGTGACCAGCGGCGCCCTGGTGCCTTTCAAGGATTCAGACCGCGCCACCGAAATCATTCACAAGAGCCGGGCCGGTGTGCCCTACGAGGCCAGCATCAACTTCGGCGGTGACGGAATCAAGGTCCAGCAGCTCGAAGAAAACGAAGTGGCCCAAGTCAACGGCGCCCAGTTTGACGGACCCGGGATCATCATCCGCGAATGGCCGTTGCGTGGCGTGGCGATTTGCCCCTATGGGGCCGACTCCAACACATCGAGCGACGTGTTGGCGCAGGAAAACAAAACGTTCTCGGCGTCGGTCGTCTCCGCGCCGCAACCCAAAACGAAGGAGCCTGTCGCGATGAATGAC